TATTATGTGAGGTCTTCCGTCGTACTCAATAACTGAACCGACAGACGGCTTTCTTTCTATGTCACACTCTTTGACATAAAGAAGGACGGGCTTTTTTACAAGCTCGTCCCGCCAGTTCTTTTTTATTTCCTCAAGTGCGTCCTCATCCACGATTACAGTTATCTCCTTATTATCAAGACTGTGCTTACTTCCGAAAAAGCCTTCATCAAAAAATACTTCATCAATATCTTTTGATACCTGTTCCACAAAACCCATGTTATTTAACCTCTGTATCAACAATTACTTTGTTTTCTGAACCATTTTTCAAAATCTTGCTATCTTTTTTTGATGTGTCGGATTCCGACTTTTTATCTTTTGATATTTCAACTGCCTTTTTAGACCCTACATCATCTTTATCTTCAAGAGAAATATAATTTCCCGACAACAAAAATTCTCTGTCAATTTTACTCAACGGTTTATCAATACTTTCACCCGGTTTATAAGTTTTATCAGCAACAGTTAATAATATATTTGCAATCATATCCCTGTCACCTCCTGCTACTCACCATAAATTTCTTCCTGATAGTTAAGAATTGCGTCCTGAAGTTCATCAAGCTTCATTGAATTATCAAGACCACTGAGTCCGATTGATGTTGCATACGCAATAAGCTCCGCTTTCTTTGTCATTGCCGTAATCTCAGCTTCTGTCTTTAATGTACTCACATCTGCTGTCGGAGGCTCATGCGTATCCACGCTGTTGTCCGCTTCTGTCTGAGTAGATGCAGTCTCATCATAAATATTTGCCACAAGCCAACCATCCATATCATTTGGATACATAACAGGTCTTGAAAATGCCTGAACCTCTGCCATGTTTGACTTTTCATCCCCAACTAAGCGTGGAACAATCTTTTCTGCATATGACTTAAATCCATCTTTTGTATAGAAAGTAACCTGAGCATATACTGTAGTTCCCATGTTAGGCTGTAAAAAAGCAATAGTTCCTGCCGGAAGAATTGCTTTTTCCTCACCATCTAAATCTTCATAGATTTCATCATATGTAAACAATGTCATAACTACACCGTTTATATTGATGCTGCCATTTGATACCACACCGTCTGGAAGTTCTGTCGGATTGATTTCACCGATATTTA